CGCACAAGAACGTATGTGGGGACCAATCACCAAGGCTAAGAAGAAGAAGCCTTATAGCGTTATCTTGGAGGGTAACCATGAGCACAGGATTAAAAAGGTTCTTGACTACGAACCTCACCTTGAAGGCATTCGCTATGGGATTTCTTTTAGGGACCTTGACTTTGCAAGCAGGTACAGCGATGTTGTCGAGTATGACGGTGGAAACCCCGGAGTAATTAATGTTGATGGAATTGATTACGCCCATTATTTTGTTAGCGGTATTAGTGGTCGTGCACTTCAGTCTGTTCATCACGGATTCGCTCTTACCCAAAAAAGATTCCAATCAAGCACCTGTGGGCATTCTCATCTATTCGATTATCATGTACTTAGAGATTCTTCTGGTAATCAGCGTCAAGGACTCGTATGCGGTGTCTACCAAGACTACGTTGCCCCTTGGGCAGGAAAGTCCCAGTGTAATCATTGGAGTTCCGGAGTAGTTATTAAGAGGAATGTAGAAGACGGTAACTACGATATGCAGTGGATCAGCCTAGAATCCTTGAGAGATGAATATGGGAAGAAATAAAACAGTATCAGAGGAGGCTATCGAACATCTGTGTGAGGACTACGGCCTAGAGACACTGCTTGATATGAACGACATAGAGCCTCAGGTAGTGATTGAACTGTTGATCCGAGAGGGTCTAATAGACCTAGAAGAATTTAGTTGGGAGACTGAAGATGATGATGACTGAACATGAACAAGTACCGGGAACTGAGTACTACGGCAATGACCACTACGGTGATCCTGTGAACCTTATCAAAGAACTAGAAGACTGGCAAGAAGAGCAAACCTCAGACATGCTAGAGCTAGCACAGTACCAAGTCTTTGACGCTTACCAAGACTTCACTGACTCAACTGCTATCTACCCACCAGAGAAAGGACTGGAGTATACTGCTCTTGGCCTAGCCTCTGAGGCAGGAGAGTTTGCTGGTAAGGTTAAAAAGATGATCAGAGACAAAACCTACGATACTGAGGCTATGATTGCAGAGCTTGGTGATGTGCTGTGGTACGTAGCTAGAGCAGCAGCAGAGCTTGATGTACACCTTAGTGACGTGGCTAAGGACAATGTAGAGAAGCTTAAGTCTCGTATGGAACGTAACAAGATTGGAGGGTCTGGAGATGACCGTTAAAGAACTAATCGACATGCTTCTTGGATTCCCTGAAGACGAGAAGGTAATGATCCCAGACTTTAATTCTAACCTAGACCATGAAGTACAGAACGTGGTTCTTACCAACACAGGAGTTCTCCTTGACTATTGAATACGGCCCCACACTAGGTATCTCTAAAGAAATCCATGCTATGAAGTATCGTAGCAAAGGAGAATCATTCAAGGAGGCAATGATCCGTGTTGCAGATGCTCTTAAGGACAATGAGGAACATTATAATCAGTTTAAAGAAATCCTCCTTAACCAGAGGTTCCTTCCTGCTGGACGTGTACAGGCAGCTATGGGTGCACCTCGTGAGGTGACCGCTTACAATTGCTTTGTCTCTGGTACACTAGAAGACTCCATGGATAGTATCATGAACAAAGCTGCTGAGGCAGCACAAACAATGAGACTTGGTGGAGGTATTGGTTATGATTTTAGTTCACTCCGTCCTAGAGGGGACCACATTGCGAGCTTGGACTCGCGTAGCTCCGGCCCCATTAGTTTCATGGGAATCTTCGATGCTATCTGCAAAACCATTGCTAGTGCTGGACATCGTCGAGGCGCACAAATGGGAGTCCTTAGGGTCGATCATCCTGATATCGAAGAGTTCATCAAAGCCAAAAACAACTCTACTACGCTAACTCAGTTCAATGTCTCTGTGGGTGTCACTGATGACTTCATGGATGCAGTGATTAACGACAAGATGTTTGACCTAGTGTTCGAAGGTAAGCGTTACAAGACTGTCAGAGCTAGATACCTCTGGGATGAAATTCTTCGTAGTACATGGGACTGGGCTGAGCCGGGCGTACTCTTCATTGACACCATCAACAAGAAGAACAACCTAGGTTACTGTGAGACTATCGCCGCTACTAACCCCTGTGGTGAGCAACCACTACCACCTTACGGTGCTTGCCTACTGGGTAGTTTTAACTTGGTTAAGTATATCTACACAGATGGGGAAGGTGTAGGTAAGATTAGAGTGTTTAATTACGAAGCTCTTAAGCACGATATCACCCCCGTGGTACGAGCTATGGATAACGTCATTGATCGCACTGTCTACCCCCTAGAAGCACAGCGTAGAGAGGCTCAGAACAAGCGTAGGATGGGGCTAGGAGTGACTGGTGTAGCTAATGCTGGTGAGGCTCTAGGTTATACCTACGGCTCTCCTGAGTTCCTTGAGTGGCTTGAAGAAGTCATGACTGTTATTAGGGATACCTGCTATCAATCGTCAATCAGTCTGGCCTTGGAGAAGGGTCCATTCCCACTGTTCCAAGCAGACAAGTATCTGGAGTCTGGATTTGCTAGGACCTTGCCTGAGTCTCTGCGTAGGGACATTCATAATTATGGCATCCGCAACAGTCATTTGCTCTCTGTCGCTCCTACAGGCACTATCTCTCTTTCTGCTGATAACGTCTCCAGTGGTATTGAGCCTGTATTTTCTTTGAGTTACGAAAGGACCATCCAAACCTTCGAAGGACCTAAAGTCGAAAGAGTTGAAGACTACGGATTCAGAGTCTTCGGAGTAAAGGGTAAGACTGCTAATGAGCTTAGTGTCTTTGACCATGTTAAGGTACTAAACACTGCCTCTAGGTTTGTGGACAGTGCTTGCTCCAAGACTTGTAACGTTGGTGATGAGGTTACTTGGGAGCAGTTCAAAGATGTCTACATGCAAGCTTATCTAGGAGGAGCATCTGGTTGTACCACCTTCAGAGCTTCAGGTAAGCGTTACGGTATCCTAAATGCTTCTGCTGTAGAAGATGTGGCAGTAGAAGAAGAGAAGGTAGAAGACGACTTCATTGAGGAAGGTGGGGCCTGCTACTTTGACCCCAATACTGGACTAAGAACTTGTGAGTGATAAGAATCCCGAACAAAGCACTCCAGTAGGGAAGACCGGCAAACCTGTGTGCTTGAGAGACCCACAGACCGAAAGGTTGGTTGAAGCAGTTAGGCCATATTAACAAAGGAGATTGAATTGAGAGTTTTAGTGGCTTGTGAATACTCTGGTACTGTACGAGATGCCTTCATCAAGAAGGGTCATGACGCTATGTCTTGTGACCTTATGGATACTGACGTAGCTGGTCCCCACTATAAAGGAGATGTGTTCGACATAATCAACGATGGGTGGGACCTAATGATTGCTCATCCACCATGTACCTTTCTTTGTACATCAGGCGCTAGATGGCTAAATGACCATAGATACCCTAATCGAAGAAAGGATAGAGAAGAGGCTGCTGAGTTCTTCATGAGGCTCTATAACTCAGACATTCCTAAAGTATGTTGCGAGAATCCAGTTGGGTATATGACACCTTACTTCAGGAAACCAGATCAGTATGTAAAGCCCTACGAGTACGGACATCCAACCACAAAGAAGACTGGACTATGGCTCAAGAATCTACCTAAACTTATTCCCACTAACGTAGTTACACCAGAGGTTCATATAACTCCAAGTGGTAGGGTGTGGGATAAGTGGTTCTTTGAGTCCTCTGTGTTACCACTTAAAGACAGAATGAAGTTCAGATCAAAGACATTCCAAGGTATAGCAGATGCAATGGCAGATCAGTGGGGATAAAATGAAAGCTACACTATTAAACTGGATGGGTAATGACAACACAGTTGTTGATGCCGCTAGAGTATCATTTAAGAAAGGACATAAGGAGTTCACTGAAGAACAGAACCATAAGCTGATCAAGTACCTTGCAGACCATGGACACTATAGCCCCTTCGGCCATTGCTTTGCTAGCTTCCATGTTAAGGCTCCTGTGTTTGTCAGAGCACAACTAGTGAAGCATGAATACCTTAGAATGAATGAAGTCTCTAGACGTTATGTAGATGATACCCCTGAGTTCTACGATCCTATCGTATGGAGAGGTAGGGCTAAGGATAGGAAGCAAGGTAGTGACGGAACTACAGAAGTCTCCAGTATGGAATATGTCTTTGCCTGCTACAAGGCAATTGAAATGTACGAATCATTACTAAAGGACGGAGTAGCACCAGAGCAAGCCCGCATGGTACTACCTCAATCTATGTACACAGAATGGTATTGGTCTGGCAGCCTAGATGCCTTTGCTAACATGACTAAGCTACGATGTAAGCCTGATACCCAAGAAGAAACTAGACTCATTGCTAACCAAATCAGTGAGCAAATGCTGACTAAATTCCCTATCGCATGGAAGGCTTTGGTATGCTGATTGAATACATTGAAGAGCATGAAGATGGTGCTGCTACCGTAAAGTTTGATCTTACACATGAGGAGGTACAAGGACTGCTAGCCTACGCACTGAAGAGAATCTTTACAGAAGCAGCAAAAGGGGTAGTAGTGGAAGATGAGTGAAGAGTGGAATTACGTCACGACCAGTGTTCTTGAATCCGATGTATCCAGACCAAGTGTTGTGTTACGTGCCAATGGAGAACCTTACTATGTCGAACGAAAGAAACAACCAATTGGATTCAACCTCAGACCAAGTAAACCAGCCTGACCATTACACTGGTGGCTCCATTGAGTGTTGGGACTACCTAAAGGATAACATGCCTAGAGAGGCTTATCTAGGTGGCCTTGAGTGGAACATAAAGAAATACCTCCATCGCTGGAGGTACAAGAAGAATCCGGTAGAAGATTTAAGAAAAGCTAGGGTATACCTAGATAGACTTATCACAGAAAAGGAGAGTGAAGATGTTTAGTGCTATTTATCTAGTCTGTCTGGCTGGAGAACCTTGTAAGTTCTTCGTTGATCCCCTACCTTATCCCACTGAAGAAGTCTGTGAACTAGAGGCTATGAATAACATTGCCCGTAACATGAACAGAGTTCTGCTAGGAGAGATTCCTCCGTTTGAAGCAGATCACCAATGTGTTAGTTGGGTTAAAGCCTAACTTAGAATCCCACGGCACCGGGTTAGTGTGCCATTAAACTTAGGAGACTAAAATGAAATACCTTACTATTCTTGCTACTATTGCCTCTACTACTACCGCCTATGCTGAAACCCCTAACAGTGCAACAATGAGTTGGAAAGAGTTTGTTGAAGCCTCTGGTTGTATTGTAAAGGATAACGCAGCGGGTCAGTCTAATCTATACTCCGTTGACGGTGGTGCGTGTGACCCGGATGTCCAAGTTTCCTTTACCGGGAACAACGGGCCTGACGACACTAACGGCTCTACCGTACCGGGTCTTTAATCTATAAAGATCATACCAATAGTTAAGGCCCCTTCACTGGGGCCTTTTCTTTTACTAGATGTCCGTATATAACCCTGCCGTGATACTCTGGATCGTTAGGACTAGCTGTAAATGGAATCCAGCCGAAGATCGGGTGTTCTATTTCACAATCTACCC